TCATAGCAGAATATGATCCATTCCAGTTTGGATTGTAAACAGAGTGCATACGAGTCACGTTGTCAGTGTCCTGATGAGCCACACAGTAATCAGGTGACAGTCCCAGCGGTTTGATGTGTTCGGCAGCGTGTCCTTGCCACTCGAACATACCGCGAGAGCGCAGGAACACGTCGTATGTCACGTTATTCACGGTGACATGTCCGCTAATCTCGTAGAGGTCGTAGATGTTGGTCACGTACACCTCTCCTTCGCTGCCATCGATGGCACGAGCATGTCCCTGTTCGTCCTTGTACCAGTCGAGGTTGTCGAGGACGTGCAGAAGTTTTCCCGTTCCCACCTCGATCAGACATGGGCGTATGCAGTCGAACACCGACTCCATTCCTACGCCATGCGAATAGGTACGGAATCCCAGAGCAGGGTCAGAAGTGCCAGCCACGCGGACATACCCTTCTACGCCGTAGCCATAGAGTTCCTTGAGTTGTCCCACGGACTGTTGCAGTTCCGAGAGTTGAGTGGTCAGGTTGACACCCCCCGACTGGAGGATATTCAGGACCTGTTCGCCCGATGCTTCGATGATGTTACCGCTCGAAGTGAGGCAATAGACCTTCGCGATGGTTTCGCCGGAGGCCAGTGAGGTTTTTGCTTTCTTGATTGCCATTGCTTTTTGAGTTTTATGTGGTTTAACAATTTCTTATGAGCGTAGTGTGATGAACTCTTCATTGGAAGTCTGTATGTCATCGCCGTTAGAAGTCTGCATCTGTGCGAATGCGCCCCGTATGGAGCATTGCGGATCTGCGATATACTTAATGCCGAGGTTGTTACGCAGGGCCGTGTCCTGCACCGTCACCTCCACATCGCACTCATTGAGTTTGGTAGGTGTAGCGTTGGAGCCTTGTATGCGCAGCACCCAATCGCATAGCAGCCATTCCCGCTGTTGAGTGATAGAGAGATCATCATGTTTCGGGTGATGCACGATCAGTCCGAAGGTCATTTCCTTCGTGTCTGATATAACCTTATCGCCTCCGTAGCAGAACACCATAGGCCGGAGTGACGGTATGCGCCAAGCCAGTGAAGCCGTAGCCGCGTTGGGGAGGTTAGGCGAAGAAGCAGAAAGGTTCGTCGAAATGCGTGCGCGTACCGTGATATTCTCTATGAAGTCCGCATCGATGGTCAGGATGGCCGCATTCACGCCCGACACATACCAGAGGCACGAGGCATCAATGCTTTTCCAAGTCTGTCCGTTGTCCTCCGAATAGTCCCAGAACCATTTAACCTGGTTCGTCTTGTCCGCAGCACCGAGACGAGCTTCCGCCTCGAAGGAATACAGCGTAGAAGCCGCAGACAGCGGGTAATGTTTCCGTGTGCGGTCGCACAAGATGTTGATACACCACTGTTCGTCCGCCTGAAGTATTGCCGACAGCGGCATTGTGTCCGAGAGCACGAATGGCGTTGAGGTCCGAGTGTCTGTGAAGCGGCATTCGCAGTAGATGGTCGCCCCCTGGAGGTGTGTGAAGTTCTTGCGAACCACGAGCGCGTTACCCATCAGGTAGTAGTCCTGTGAGCTGTCCGTGTCCGATATCTGTGTACCGTTCACGAACCAGAACACTTGCGGGAACAGCGATTGCACGTCCAGCACGTTATCAGGGTCGATGATTGTATATTCCGGCAGCAGCACCAGCGGACCATCCTTCTGCGACCCATTACTATCATAGGCGAATTGGTGCGTATGATCTGGGTACCACTCATTCAGTGTCTGTTTATAGAACTGCTGAGTGGATAGTCCCCCTTGCACCTTTATGTGCATAGCCGTTGACAGCGGTGTATATTGCACCGCCACAGCCAGAGGTTGCGAGTTATTGAGACGTTTCATTATGACTTAGCGATAAGCGTTTCGTCGATGACATTCTTCAGGATATGTTCTGCCAGGATTTTCGGTGTGATGGATATAGCGTGTCCTGAACCGTTGATAGCCAGGAGTCGCACCACGTCCGAACCCGTCTGAGTGTTCGTAGCCGACAGTGGCACGTAGGTATTCTGTGCCGCCGCCGATGTCAGGAATGGCGAGAGGTCTATCTGTCCCGTCATCGGATCCCATGCCGTACCGTTCCACACGTAGTTCGTGCCGGCAGGTATGTTATCGTGAGCTGCCACCACGTTATACATGTGTCCTTTCTTCACTCCGGCAGAAGGAAGGCTACCATAGTCGATGACCTGTCCCTCGTAGGTAATTGGCGCACCGATGGCCTGTATTTTTTGCAGCAGTTCCGCGATTGCCGCCTGAACCTGTGTAGCTACCAGTCCTGCGATTGCCGTCAGGTTCACATCGGCAGCCATACCCGTCTTAGCCACGGGAGCAATGGCCTCGTTGACCACTTCCAGTATGCCGTTGTGCAGAGCAGAGGAATCCGATGTTTCCTGGATGGTGGCCGATTCAGGTTCGTCCTTGCACCTGATGCGATAGAGAGCCGACTTAGACGGAGCGATGAATTTGAACTCCTTAGAAAGACTGATGACCTCCGACTGGATGCGCGACCAATTTTCCTGGTCGTTGCTTGCTTCGATCATCACGAGGTGATAGCCTTCGGAAGGGAAGGAGATGCAGAGTAGCACGTTACCTCCGAACTCCTCGGAGATGTAGTTGGGTGTGTTGAAAGAGAAATTGAGTTGAGCCATGACTTTTGGATTTACTATTTACGATTTTATGGGGCTAATGAGGCGATGGGCGTTATGAATTACGAAGCAAAGATAGGGGGTGAAAGAAAATTGGGCGGAACAAACCCGACGCTGTAAACCGCGCTGCACGGAACGAAGAGGGGAGTTAATCGCCAAGTGGTAGGCATAGGCCGGACATGGAGTTGAGAAAGTATTTGCAGCCGATGAAGAGCGAGTCGAAGGCATCCGTACCGTCGGTACGGTATTCCAGGCGCACGGCATCGTCGGCATCTTCAGACAGTTTTTCTCCAGATTTTGACTTACGGAATCCTTTATATCCAACGGACACCTCCGCTGTCTGAAGAGCCACTATCAGGGCCTCGTTGTTATCGCGGTTGATACGTATGGCAGGGTATGAGAGGCCCGCAAGAGCCTCGTTGATATCCTTGTATTTCTGTTCGTGGTCCATTGGTGCCCTCATATCCACAGGTCTCACGTTCCATCCATAGCGTGTCAGTTCGTTTATCACCACGTCCTTGAAGTCCTCCATGCCCTCGATGGCATAGCCTTTGAATTTTGCCGTTGCGTCGTAGAAATACACCACGTCGCGATTTTTTCCCATCTTCGGTTTGTAGTAGTGGTGCCAGTCGGCGCATAGTTCCCGCAGTTTACGTTCATTCTTCACGAACATAGACGATAGCACATTGAGGCATTCCTGGTTGTCGCGGCGGTAGAGTTGTCCCGTTACAATCCAGTTTATATTCGCGTTGTAGTCCATGCTGATATACAGCGGCAGCGAGTCCACTACGTCCCCGTCGAGCGTGCAGTCCTTCAGTTTTTGCAGTTCTCCGAAGTCAGGCGTTTCGTACTCCATGTCTATCTGCTGTCCGCCGTGTATGGTCGAAGCCGTGCGTTTTGTGAAGTTGTTGTCGATGGCAGGGCAGTCATCGGGGATATATCCGTGGATGTTCTCTATGTCAAGGTTCGAGTAGAAGCCATCGTTGCACTTCGCCTGTTTGAGGTTCAGTATAGAGATAGCGAACACGATAGGCGGGAGGTCACGTTTCATCTTCGCTATATAGGCATCACCAAGGAGGTCGATGTTGTCGAGAGTCGTGCCACGCCAGAACGTGAAAGCGTTGCACTGGAGGTCGCGGATGTGTTTCTGGTAGGCTTTTGATGAGCGTAGCATCTGCATTTCAAAGTCCTGTTCCGGCGTGATGAGATATTGGTGGCAAGAGAGCAGTTCTGCTTCGTCCGGCGTAATCAGTTTGTAGTTGACACTCTGATCCAGCATAGCTTTGTTGATGCGATGCCCATAGTTAGGCAGGACTCGGAATGGTCCCTCGTGGTTCATCATCGCTTCCGCCTTCGCTTTGATGGCCGCTATCTGTTCTTCACGCAGCACCTGTATCTGGCACTTATCCCTTTTTGCGTTTCGTAGCAATTCGTTGTAGAACATCACCTTTTCCGCGTAGGCTGTCAGTTCCTCTTGTATCTCGCGATAGGACATCTTTTGGAACGGACCGTTTTCAGGGTGTGCATCCAGTTTTTCCTCCTCCTTTTCCAGCCAGTTCCCTTTGACCGTCAGCGAGGCATCAGAAGCAAAGAATGTCGATTTGAAGAGTGGGTTAGACTCCGAGAAGGAAGGGTCGCCGAAAGGGTGTACGATACCCGACAGAGCCGCCATGATTTCCCCATCGATTTTTGCCTTCGACATGAACTTACACTCATCCGCCACGATCGCGTTTGCCGTGATAGAGTTTGCCGAACCTGTAACCGCTGTTGACACCAGTTGCCATATTGCGCCATTAGCGAACCACACCACGTTATCCCATGTCTTAGGTTTGATGATAGGGTCAGGCACCCATTTAGGCGGTTTCCCCCATCCGAAGTGCCGTCCCTCTTGGAGTCCGAAGAAACGCTCAATAGCCGCTACTGTGCCAGGCACCGTGCGTGTGTATAGCTGTTTGCGTGAGTTACCAAGCCAGATATTCGTAGCGCGGTCCATTGACATGCTGACACGATAGATGCGCGGTCCGATGGAGCCGTCCGTCTTACCGAAACGACGCGATGCCAACAGTCTCACATCGCGAGCGTTAGAGTAGTAGATGCGCTGTTGCATCGCGTTCATATAGACATCGCGACGAGACTTATTCTTCATTGGCTATAAAGATGTCGGGGTTAGGTTCAAGGTCGAGGTTTTCATCAGCCGCTTGCCATGAGCCGTCCGGCTGTTGTATGAGGTCTTGCACCTGTTTCTGTGTGAGGCCGTATTTCTTGGCGTACTTTTGTTTCTCCTCGTCGGTATAGTTCACGCGGTTACGTTTGATGACAGATACATCGCCCGTGATATTGATTTCTCCGTCCGGCATCTGGTCGGTAGGCGACTCATTCTCCTGGAAGTTTCCGTTCATCTGCATTTTGATGTCGGCTCCCGATTTTACCGCCCGTGCGTCGCCCATTTTCATCCCTTCGCGTATAAGCCAGTCCGAGGCATCCACCACCTTTGCTTTCTCGATGTTGGTAGTTGGTGTGTCGAACACCCCTATCAGGTGATTAAAGAGAGCCACGTCGTTAGATATCTCCGTGATGGTACGTTGTTTTCCGGCGGTGATATTCATGGCTCGGACATACTCTTGTGCGAGCGGATTCCCATCATTGGCCTTAGCGAGGATGATAGGATATTCACGTGCGGCGATGCGTCGCATGATATCCGTCGGGCGTATTTGTTTATCCTGAAGCCAGATTTGGTATGCTTCGTAGGCAGCGAGAGCACGGTACCGCTGGTCAGGTGACATGATGACCTTTTCCACGGGTAGTCCGCCGAGGATCCAGCGTTCTACGAGGTCGAAATATGTAGTGGAAGGCTTTGACATTTACGATTTAACGATTTACGATTTAGGGCGGCGATAGAATCGCCAGACAATTAACGAAACATTTTTGAACCGCCGGAGAAGCGGCGGGCACGGTGGCTGGGAGAGAGGCACCCAGCGGGGAAACCGCTGGGCACACTACGGAGGAAGGAAGTCAGGCCGTCATCTTAGCCCAATGATGTCGGCGGCGGTCGTTGTACTTGTTTTTGCCCGTCATCAGGAGGTAGATGCCGTAGTCCTTTGGCGACATGCCAGGTTTAGGTCCTAAATACCCCCCCCGAACCGAGGGGTGCGTAGGGATTCATCATCGCATTCGCACGAATGGGCGTGCGTTGATGATTGGCCGTCTGTTGTCCCTGGTTTACCGAGCGTGTCGGTTGTGCCTGGGCGATGCGCGTGCTGTTATCCAACTGCTGTTGTACGACCTGTTGTGTTGATGGGCCAGACATCAATCCGGCCACCATTGCTACGCCAGCGGCGAACACGGTAGAGAGGTTTTTCTTCATTGATAATTGATAATTAAAAAAACATTACTTCTTTTTGGCGGATTCCTTTTTAGCTTTCTTTTCTGCCTCTCTGCGAGCCTTCTCAGCTTCCTGTGCGGGTACTACGTTCTTCTCGCAGTCCTCGATGGCAGCGTTGAGGATGGGGAGGTAAGTGTTCGCCTCTTCCTCACCAATCAGTTTCTCCAGTTCCGCAAACTTGGCCTTCATTCCCTCGATACGTTTGGGTGTATTCGGTTTGTCTTTGCGCTGAAGGTATTTGATGATGTCGGCAGCCGCTTTGCGTTTCTTCTCTTCCGCTTCGCGGATGGCAGCCTGAGCTGGGTCGTTAGCCTTGATGAAGTCGATGACCTCGTTCTTCACCTTCTCCTTGCCCGCGTCATCCAGTTTATCCCAATAAGGGCGCAAGGTTGTACGCAGGTCAGCAGGATCAATGTTCTTAGCCTTAATGGAGTCTATGAAGGTAGTGTCCTCTTTGAGTCGTGCATAGACACGAGCCAGTTCGTCATCCACACGTGCGTAGATATCCTCGTAAGCCTCCGTATATTTGGCGGCATCCTCAGAGAACGGTTTGATGTCCTCTTCAGGTTTGCCGTCGAGAGCCATCTGTTTGGCGATGGTAGCAGCTTCGGCAGCCTTGGTGCGGAGTTCGTGAACACTATCCACGGCTTCCTGAAGGGTAGGAGAGAGCAGCCATTTCAGTTGGTCCAGGTGCAGCTTCGCGTCGCCGATTAGAGAGCCGGACACCGTAGCGGGAGCGGGTGGTTCCTCGGTGGGGATGGTAGCCTTGGTACCGAACAGTGTTTCTTCTTTAGCTTCCTGTTCCAGTCGTTCCTTTTCCGCCTGAAGAGCGCGGGCAGCCTGTTCCTCCTTGGTAGGCCGTCCCACATGAGGCACGAGCAGTGCTGGGTCAGTGAGGTCGATGTTCCGTTTTGTTTGGTTCTGCACGTCAGATGTCACTTTATCCGCGTATTTACGGATGAGTTTTAGTCTGTACTTGTAATCTTTGAAGCGCAGAGATTCGGACACGAAAGAGCGGCAGGAGGAGAAGGCCGCCATGAGGTTCAGTCCCTCTTCTATGTCGGTGCGTAGCGCAGATGTGATGACCGTAGCCTTTTCGATGGCGGGGAGTTTCTGGAGCCAAGCCTGGTACTGTTCGAGCCACGCCTGTTGTTCGGCGGGAGTCAGGTTAGAGAAAAATGTTTGTTCCATGATTTAATGAATTGATGAAATTGTGAATATATGAATTTATGAAATCAGTAGCAAAGGTAAAACAGGGGATAGGGGAATGTCGGAACAAAAAACGGGGGAAATGCGGGGAAACGACGCGGTAAACAGTGACGCACGGGAGGAAAAAGAAAGCCCGCTGGTGTTAACCGGCGGGCTTGATGACAGAAGCTGGGATGCTTAATGTTGAGTAGCGGAGGCGGAGGCGAGGAGAGAATCCCATCCGCCTGTCTCGGGTGGTGTGACGTAGAGGTTATCGTAGAGGACCCCTTCAAGTTTGAACTGAAGGGTGGTGTTGCGGTCATCGCCAGGTGCTGCACCTGTTGTTGACTTGATACCGCCGGAGTCGCACTTGACGCGGTGGTTGGGGTCGTACATGATCTGAGAATCCTCCCCGTCGGGCACGATAATACCAATGTCGAGGTTGTTGAGGGAACGGGAGAGTTCGCTGGCCTTTTTGTTGACGGCATCAATGATAGCGTCATAGGTCAGGTTGAAGCCCTTGTTGTTCCCCTGGCTTTCGCCTTCGATCTTCTGTGAGCCGTCCTTGAGGTCGAACTTATACAGACCCTTGCCGGACTTGAACTCGGGAGTCGCATAAGTGTTACCTGTCCTCGAAATCGGAGTTTTGAGGTCAGACTTCACGAAGTAGTATGCGATGGCCGATGTACCGGCGATGTTCTCCAGACACTGTTCCTCATTGAGGAAGTCGGAGAGAGTTGGGCATGTTACTTGATCTGCCATAATGATTTGTATTTACTGTTTAACGATTTACGGATTGTCCGAGGTTTGTGGAAACCCGCTGGCGAACCAGCGGGCACCACATTCCAAGGATTTACTCATTCTCGAAGAAGGCCGTGATAGCCATTGGCAGGCCGGTAGCCACTACAGAGATAGAAGCGTTGGTCTTGCCGTTGCTCCAGCTCTTGAATTTCTTACCAGAAGCGGGAATTGCTTGCAGTGCGATGATGTCGCCAGCGTTGAACTCAGCCACCTCAGAGTAAGTCTCGCCGTTTACTTTCACGGTACCGCCGGCGTTAGGATCCACGGTGATTACCAGCTTGGAGTTGGTATAGTCGCCGTTCACCACGTTCTCGGTGATGGTGCCAGAAGAGAGCACGAATGCGCTTGACAGCGGGTTCATAATGCGCGTACCCTGGATGGACTGGATCTGGAAGATGACATCCTGAGCGTCGTCATCAGAGCCGAACTGAGTCTTAACGAAGCTCTGGTTGTTGAGTGAGTCAACACCATACTGGAGGTTGTTGGGAATCCAGGCAGCGAGGCGAGTGCCGACACCCCAGGCATCGGTAGGCACGAACTGTACGCGAGGCATTTCAGGCACGGTAAAGTTGCCGTTGTCGAGGTACTTCACCTTGCTGTTGCCGTGGTACTTGTTTGCGTAGCCCTGAGCGATATAGATACCGCGCAGCACGTCGCATACGAGTCGGACATCCTTCTGCTGGCGCAGACGTGCATCCCACTTGGTGTACCATTCGAGCACCGTGTCGAAAGGAGTGGAGTCGTGAGCGTCGGTAGGAGCGGAGATAGCATCAATCTCGACGAGGTTCTTGTTCTCTGCGCTGATGATGCCCTCTTCGATATCCTTCTTCATGTCGGTATGGAAGCCGTCATAGAGAGAGAGTTTCTGCTTTGCCTCGTCGGGGTCGTTCTCCAGATCCATGTCGCCGAAGAAGAGACATGCCTGGAGGTCCTCCGCATAGGAAGCCAGGATTACGGTAGCAGCCTGAGTGGAGAAGGGGTAGTCGCCACCTGCCTTGCCGTCGGTGCCAAAGACAGTCTCAACATAGTTGTCGATATTGTCTTTGTAGCGGTTCCAGGTCAGTTTTGCGACGAGCGTGCGTTCCTTGAGGAAGCCGATCTTGTTCTCTACAGGCGTACCCACCACCTTACGGCGTGTGGTGCCACCCTTACGGACGAGCAGGTGGTCAGTCTTTTTGAACTGCACACCGCTGATCACCTGAATGCCGAGACGGTCGAGCAGTTCAGGGTCGTTGTAGGCAGGACCCATGATGATCTGTTTGCCTACGGTTTCGGCGACGTGCGTAAGCGCGTCCTTGCCGATAAATTGAGGAGCGTTGTTTGGCATAATGCTTTTTTGTTTTGAGGGTTATTACTAACTTTTTATGTAAGTCGAAAGGTAACGACGCGGGAAAACCGCGCCGCGCGGTGGCTTTTAGAAGCCGGCAGCCTTACGGATGCGAGCGTTTTCGAGCGGAGTCTTGGTGTGGTCGTACTCAGGCATAGCGCATCGGGGAGTTTCGTCCGGTGCGCCCTGTCCGTTGTTAGCAGGACCAGGCTCCTTCTGTCCGCCAGCGGAGTGTGTGAGGGCTTCGATCTGTGCCTGTTGGTCCTTGATGGTCTGCTTTGCAGTCTCAAGTTCCTTCTGTGCATCCTCGGTAGCCTTGTTAGCCTCCTGGAGGTCGGCTTCAGCCTTTTCCTTGGCAGCAGTGAGTTCGTTCACGGTCGTCTCGTGTGCCTCGTTCAGTTCTTTCTCCTTGGCATCCACGGCCTCCTTCTGAGCGGTAGCCGCATTGTCGAGTTGATTCTGAAGGTCGTCGGCACGCTTTTCGGCGTTCTGCTGTGCAGTCGCCGCGTTAGCCAGTGATGTTTCGAGTTGGTCGAGCATTTCGGGCACCAGGTGTGCGCCCTCCTCTGTTACGACCAGTTCCTCCACGCCACAGGCAGTAGCGATTGTTTCGTACTTCTTCATGTTGTTGGGGTTTTGGTGAATAATGTTATTTGGTTTCTCTAAGTTTTCGGGAGAGGAGACCGCCGGAGAAGCGGCGGGCACGGTGGCGGATTCCCCGCTGGGAGAACCAGCTGGCGCGGGAGTAGGATCTGCTGGAGTGACAGCCTTTCGTTGGATGGGATCTGCCCCGTTGTAGAGGTCGAAGGCGCGAGCGATGG